TTAGCAGCAAACTTTATACCTTGGTTTTTAAGAATATTCCCCGCTATTTGTTTTGGATCTATCTGAACAGGACCAGTAACAAAATTATTTTGCATAGATGAATCGACTAAAGGTGCAATACCTTGTGGTTGTAAGTTTTGTTCAAAAGACGGTGTATAATTTGAAAAGCCTTGTTGACTTTGTGCGTTAGCTATTTGTGCTTGTATTGCTGCTTCTATTGGATCCATTATCTTCTTCCATCAGGGTTAACATCTGCTCTAAATGTTCCAAATCTCCATGTCTCATCTACTGCAGTATTTTGTATTTTTATATTAGCAAGTCTACCTCTAGCTCTAGTATCTATCTTTTGTGTGTTAGCATTAATTGTAAAAGGACCAAGTTGTGAGGATGCTCCAGCATCAATAGGAAAATTTTTTAAGAAAATTGTAACGACTGCATTACCTTGAAGATTTTTAAAATCTGGTAAAAATCTACTTACCCTTAATAAATACTCTCCATCACCATCTGTAGGTAAATCAAAATCTCCAGATTGAATATAAGCAGGTATAGCCGATTCAGTACCATTTAAAGATATTTCATTATTACCTACTTCATGTGCATAGTAAGTGGTTGCACCAAAAGTATTTGTAGCACCACTTAAATTTGAAATAGATGGTGTAGCTGTAGAACTGTATTCTGTTGCATAAGGTACATCGTAAGTGCTTGCATCTGCGTAAGAACTTCTTGCAAGAGTCATAGTAGACCAACTATTTTCTACATAGTTATAAACTACAGTTCTGTTATTTTGTACTGCTGGATTACCTGCGGGAGTGCCTGCTGGATAAAACCATACAATCTCATTAAATAAAGAATTATGTGAACCATATATAATTTCGTTAGAAGAATAATTTATTCCTACATTTGATCCGGTAGTCGTGAATACAAAATCTTCTACAAGTGATGGAAGTAATTTAACAGTACCATCAAATACAAAGAAGCCTCCACCTGCTCCCATCCAAAACACTTTACCATCTGCATATACAGTTGCATGTTGTCCAATACATCCACAGTTGGATCCTACTTGTCTGATTGAAAAAGTAAATGGTGGACCAACAAACTGCATTGTGTATGCTGCTTGATCCGTTAAAATTAAATTATAATCTTTACCAGATACTGCAGCTACAATTTTATTACCTGTATCAAGTCTAAATGTTCCCGCAGTATTAACTGAAGTTGGTTGATAAACACTATAATTTTCTTGATCACTAAATCTAATAAACATAGGATCTTGTGAAGTAGAATCTCCTATAGTTGTTTCAGTTCCAAAATGAACAACATGTCTATCTCTATCTGAAGTAATTGTTAATCTTGTTGCTGTTGGAGCACCTGACATAATTACTGCTCTTTGCTCTAAAGGATTTGAAACACCAGGATTCCACACAAATGTTTTACCATCTTTAATAGTTGCTATTAGTTGTTCTCCAAAATTATCTAATGACCAGCTACCAGGATCAAGTACAACAGTAGAACTAGTTGTAGCAGAGCCCCAAGTTCCTCTACTCCATGTACCAGTACCCCAACCATAACCATATGTTTGAATTGTTGGACCTATCTCTTCATAAGGATTAATACTTGCAGATCCTGCTGCAGTCATACCTGTGCCAGACTCATTTGTTTTCATTTGAATTGTAAAACTGTTTGCGTTAGGTACTGTTAAAACTTCATAAGTAAAATCTTGAAAATTTGCTACAGTAAAACCTGTAGCACCACCTCCAGGTAGAGTTACCGATGTAAAGGTTACATATTCACCAACGTCTAAAGCATGACTAGTTTTGTTGACAGTAACTGTATTAGATCCATTTGTAGATGTAAAAGTAGCACTTGTTAGAGCTGTTGCCAAAGGAGTTACATCATAAAATTTATCTTCATAATAAATATACAAAGCTTTTGAAGTGCCAAGCGCTGCATACCTATTTCCTTCTAAATCTGTCCAAGTGTGTTGAGCACGTGTTGGTCCAGAAATAGTTTCTTGTCCAATAGCTGTATAGCCACCTATTTTTTCTGGTTGACCATATCTAAATCTTACAAAGTCACCATCAATCCATTGGCCTTCTGCTCCTGAAGGAGTATCTGCTTTATTAAAACCTGGGGCTATTCTTACATTTGTTAAAGGCATAAGCCATTTTACAACATTTTATAGCTTCATCCAAGTCAAAGGAGAAGGTATATTATGTTCAGATTTTATGCCTTCTTTCATAGTTAACATTATATCTCCTGATATTGATATTCGAGGTGTGTCTTTTTTATTTTTTCCAGTTTCATGAAACATCATGGATGGAAATATAATTACATTACCTGTCTCTGCAGGATACTCTGCTTTACCATAATTGTTCTGATCCCATTCAGTAAAGTATGGATCTCTTTTGGGTATATTTAGTCCTACCTTATGAGCGTCATCATCAAGCAAAAATAAATTACCTTGTTCATGAGCTTGAGGGTAATAAACAAAACTAAAGTGACTACTCATGTGTCTATGATAAGAAATAAATTGTTCTTTGGTAGATAAGGTAGCCCAAGACTTTGTTATATAAACTTCAAACAAATCTAAATTATATTTTTGTGCAGTTAAACATCCTTGAATTACTTTTGCTAACTCAGTATATAACTCTTTAAATCTTTTATCTTTATGTAAGTTATCATCAATTGATTGTAATTCTTTTGGTTTTATATCCGTGGTCCGTGAGTATTGAGAATTGGTTGGAGTAATATCTCTTAGTATTATAGGTACAATTTTTTTATTAATATCTTCAAAATTTTCTAACTTAGTTATGTAAATTGGATAACCAAACCATTTGGATATGTTTGCCATAAGGCACTATACTAATTTACTCGTAAGAATCTATAAATAACTTCTCCATTACCACCTGCAGCTCCTAAACCAGTAACACTTTCAGTGCCATATTGAGCACCACCTCCACCTCCGCCTGAGCCACGAGTTCCTGCAGTTCCACCAGTTGAACCACCTTGAGGTGATCCTGCACCCCCTGCAACATTTCCAGCATAAGATGCACCACCAATAGATCCACCTATTTGACAGTTGTCTCCACTACAGTTTCCATTATTACCACCAACAACTCCATTACCTGATTGGTTAAATGTTCCGACTGGACCTGAAGTTAAGGTTGTAACTGCTTTAGTTGATCCATCACTGTCTCTAAAGTTACCTGAAGTAATAGCACTGCCGTTTATAGTTGCTGATCCAGCAGTTCCCGCAGTGTTTGTTCTTAAAGGTCCTTGTACTCCACCACCTGTACCACTTGCTCCACCTCCAGCACCTAAAGTAAATAAAGACCCAGTTGAAGATCCAGATAGAGTTGTGTTTGTTCCAGCTGAGGCTGTTTTAGGATGACCAAAATTAGATGTTTGATTTCCTGGTGCACCACCACCACCTATTGAATAAGAAATTGTTTCACCTTCAGCAACAGTAAATACTTTATCTGATACATAAGCTCCTGATCCTCCACCTGCTCCTGCAGACTCTCCACCTGCTTTATCATAACTTACACCACCTGCAGCTCCACCACCGCCACCAACACTTGCTTGAATGTGAATTGCATTAGCACCTTGTGGCACTGTAAAAGTTCCTGAACCTGAACTCAATGTTTGAATTGAAGTTGCTTCGAAAGCTGCAAAAACTAATTTCCAAACTCCAGATACTTTTGCATATATCTCATCTGCTTCTTGCCAAGTACCTGATACTTTTCCATAAGCGTTATCTATCTCTTGAAACGTTCCTGATACTTTGCCATAGGTATTAGCCATTTAAACTCCTATGAATATTTAAACCAAATGTCTCCATCGCTACCTCCAGAAGGAGAAGATGTACTAATTGTAAATTTTCTTTGTAGTTTATCGGCAGTCACTGCATTATCAGCGATCTTAGCTGTGGTCACATTTGCGTTAGAAATGTTTACGGTCAAAACAGCATTATCAGCGATGGCTGCACTGACCACTGCATCATTAGCAATTTTTGCGCTGGTAACTGCATCATCAGCAATTGAAGCTGTCGCTATTGTGCCACCTAAAGTATCTAAAGATACTTCATTCAAATTTGTGCCATCAGCATATGCTGCATAAATCTTTGAAGAGTCTAATGTAAAACCAGTTCCTGAAGCAGTTTTAATAGTAAGATTTGTTGGGTTGGTAATTAATCTACAATCAAATATATAAAATTTTTCTATCGAGTCTGGTATGGTTACTGTAGTTGCACCAGAAAGAGTAATTGTTGCAAATTTAATTACCATATTTCTAGCAGTAGAAATAGATGCATTACTCATAACTAAAGTTGTAGTAGAACCACTAGAAAGAGATATTTGTTCAAATCCAGCTATTGCCTGTTGAACAAGTTCTAAATTTGTATTTGTTTTAGTTCCCCATGTACCGGCATTCTCACCGGTTGCCATAAGTTCTAGTTTAAGATCTGATGAAAAAGTTGATGCCATAATTTTGTATTATACCCTTTTTAAGCTGCCTTATCAACTTCTGTCCAAGTGTTAGAAACTCCTTTGTTTACTTCAGTCCAAGTATTACTCACTCCAAGATCTACATTTGACCATGCTGTAACTAATGGGCTATTTATACTAAATGTCATTTGTATACCTGTTACATCCACAACTGTATTTAGATCTATTGTTACTGAAGCTATAGAACCTGTTAATTGTGATCCTGTAACATCTACAGGAGTATTAATATCTATAGTTTCTTCACCTA